CGATAGCACCGGTTGCAGCAGCACTAGCGATAGCAACCTGTTTGAACGATGGGACGCTCAAACCTAGTTTCTTCCCTAAGCCTCCGAGTTCGTCACCGATTCGTTTAACGCCTTTAATGGCGTTGCCTGTGTCGGAAATAAACTTAACAACGAACGTCCGCTCACCAGCCATGCGAAGATTCTACTCAATCACAGACTACCCATTCAGCAAAGCTCTGAACTCCTTCAACATCGCAGAATGTAACTCTGTGCCTGACAGGCCATCCCAACGAGAAATATCTACAGGAGCGTTCCACCAAGCGTCAGACAACACCTCTGCACCAGCACGACGCTGACGAGGTTGACGCACCTGCTTCGAGCGAGGCGACACAGGATTGACAACAGGTTCAACATCCAACCTGAACGACGAATCAAGCAACTCGCCATGACCCTCATGGAACTCAAACGGCTGATCGGGTGCATGCTGTGGCAGGTAAAAAATACGTGCAGCGTCTTTAGTCTGAGGGTCACCAACCAAACCAATACGGTCATGCAACTCAGCCCACACAGCCCGCCACAACGACGCAGGCACCTTCTCCGCTAAAGGCAAAACGAGGTGATAGTGAGGATCGTCTAGACGATGCGAATAAGTCGAATACGCAAACCATTCCAAACTATCAAGACGTGCATTGTCGAACGCTTCACCGTCCATGTCCACAACCAACGCCTCAACAAACCTGACATTACGGTTACCTCTGGTAGTGCCAGGGTCATACTCAACCGGAGACCACAACGCACCCGCAGCCTTGACAGCGTTCTCCTCATGCAACGACAACAGCTCTTTAAGTTGCTCCCAGGACGAAGCCAACGGCTTCGGATAAATAGACTTCACATTCCTAAACAGAACTGCCATAACCCCTCCTCCTAGTAGGGTACAGGAAACTCAGCCGAAGTCAAGCATTAGTCCCTAATGAAGACCATGCCCTTATCAGTCATATTCCATACGCCACCAGCCTCAGCCCTAGCCTTCAACGCTGTAGCTCTATCATCAGCCAACTTCGCTAGAACCTTATCAATCGCATCCAAGTATTCCTTGGCGATATTTTCCTTTTCCTTACGAACGGTCTGCCAGAAGAAATAACCTGATCTGCCACGATGACGCAAGAACTGGCGAGTCCTAGGTCTAGCCTGACCACCAAACTCAGCACCAAAGAACACATCACCCCTAGTGACCTTTTGCTTGCGTTTCCTGTTTGGGTTTGATTTAGATACGAACGCAGATTTCTCACTCAATTTTACGGTAGGGATACGGTCACGTCGAGCCTTCATCCCTTTCATAACCTCTACGGCCTGCCTATTCCGAGTAACCGTTGACGCTTCTATCTTGGCTTTGTTAACCAAGTTCTGAGCTACTTCCTGTGCAGCCTTACGCATCTCATTATTGAAATTGGCATCGGCTCTAGAAGCGTCACGAAGGAACTTCGCAATCCCGTCAATTTGAATCGCATCGTTGCCACCAAGAATGGTGACTTGTCCTGCTCTTCCAAACGCTTCAGCCATAACAACAGACTACTTGTTTAGATGAATTGCTCTCCAACGCAAATAAGCAAACATCGTGAACAACATTCGAGGGTCTTCTGCCAGCAACACCGAAGGTGCAATACCTGTCTCAACAGACAGGTAAGCAATCATCCAATGGGCTGACTGATCTCCAAAGGGACGATCACAGCGTCAGCTTGATTCCCTAACTCCAACGACTCAACATCGTTAATCCATGAATCAAAATCCAAACCCGTCTTCTTCTGACGATGCTCTGAATGCCACGCAATATATGCAAGGTCAGTCAAAGTTAGTTCTGCTTCAAACTTCGCAACACTCTTGCTGAACTTCTTTTCAAACGCAATAAAGTCTGGAAAGGTTGCCATGACAATCCGCTTGGACGAATCCAAAGCAGAAGTTATTTCTAACGCTATTTTCATTTTTCCTCCGCAGGGTTAAGGTTTAGTGAGAAAAGATTATGCGCCAGTACCGGTCTTAGTTACTGCACCATTGATTGGATACGTTACAGAGGCTGTAGCTAGGTCGCCTATAGCACCCTGAATTGGCTGCCAAGTTAACGGGAGAACGTCAAACGCATACGATGGATTGCTTGAAGAAGCAGCACCAGTTCCGTTTGGCTTGACTGTCATTGGTACAGCAGTACCAGCGTTCCAAGCGTCGTAGAACAATTTCTCAATCGTTGGATAATCCTGATGCAGATCAAGTGTGATTGAGTTGTCTGCGAGACCTGCGATACGTGTTACCGCACCGGATGAACCGAACGATGTTGTAGCAACTTCAGCCTTTGTCAGGTTGAGTGTTACTGATGCAACATACGACGTGATGTCGGTGTTCGCTGTGCCGAAGGTGACTGCTACGTTTGTGAGAACTTGCTTTGCCATATTTGATACTCCTGCCTCACGGCACTCGAAGATTAACTAATAAAACTCTACACGCCAGCAGGACGACGAATCAACAGACTAAGCGTACACCACCACACGGAAGTCAACCATCAGATAGGTCGCATCGTTGCCATCCATCGTCGAGATATTTGAGGCAGACTCAACCAAGAGATTCTGAACCACCCCACCCAAAGACCGGTCAGCCTCCAACGCTGCACGAACCGAAGTCGCACCCTCATAAGACAAAAACCCATCCAAAGCAGTCTGAGCTGTACGTTCCGCAGACCTACCCACAACCACCGAAACTGTAAACACATGGGTCACCAACCCACCACGCATCGCCCCGTTGTACGTGATTGAATCCAACATAGGCCAAGCGAACGGAGCATTCAGATTGTCAGGTTGCTGGGCGTAAGCCCGTAAACCTGGGATCGTGGCAAGCGCGTTAGCAATACCAGTCTTAATATCAGTAACAGAGTAACTCATGCAAAAATCCGCATACGACGATACGGTTCAACCAACTGAGCCATATCAGGGTCAAGGTATCGAGACACACGGATAGCACCCAAGTCACCAAACCCAGCCACCCCAAGAGGCGAATCATAGCGTTTGAAAATACGTGAAGCCTGAATAATCGTTGCCTGTGTTACCGGCTCAGGTATCGCAGGCCAACCAAACACAGCAGTCACCTGAACCAAAGCCTGCTCACCATAATTCGCATTCACAGTCGGGAACAGATAATCACCAACAGCACGAATCTTGTCGTAACTCCACTCCAACCCATCAAGATTTCCGTTCAACGGTTCAAGCTGATAATCAGAAACCTTCCAAGTCACATCAAAAGTTCCATCAGCCTGTGACGAAGTTTTGAGTGTGATTGCAGTTCCAGCGATGTCATCAATGGAGCAATAGAACGAATCCTCAGCCTGATAGATACGCGATGCTGTACCGCTCTGCCAGAACTTACGATTGCAGTAACCATCAATAAGACGTGAAGCAGCACCAACACAATTGTCAATGAGATCGTCGTCAAGCGTGTCGCCAACCCCAATGCGTAGAGCTGCCTTAACTTGGTTGCGTGTGGCGTAGCCATTCGTGATGGTCATAGTGTCCTGATTCTAGTTGATTGAACCCACACCACGATACTGCACACCCTCCAACGAATAGTTCACAAACGGGTTCAGGCTATATGTCTGGCATGAGTACACATCCCACAACCGTTGCTTCATCGCTCGCAAATGCATCTCATACAAAGCCCAATGAGTATCCCCAGCAGGATAACCATCAGTCCTATCCTTGCCGTTCAACTGACCACAATCAGCCCCAACCAACACAATGAACTTCGCCCCCATAAATGCTGCCAAGTGCATCGCCCCATGAATGCTCGAAGACCCGATAACCAACTGCGTTTTTTGTCGAGGCCAATCCTTACCATGCGGATCAAACGACGCACCAGGTCTACCGGTACGAGTACCGAACGTGACGATGTTCGGCATAAACCCGTTGAAGTATCCATCGGTGCCATGTTCCTTCTGAGGTGTAAACGCACCAATACAGTCTTTCTTCATCGCCTCATGTTTAGCGTCTTCGTGATAATGGCTGAAACAGTAGTAACCCTTCAAACCAAAAACTGAGCCAACATAGTTCACCGCAATTGTCAACTTGTCCTCAAAGAAATCTGGTGTCAGATAGTCAAGCGTTGCACC